CGAAACCGGCTACCTCTGCACGCAGACCAATTTCGACTCGCACCTGACCTACAGCAAGCTCGACGCCTGGGCCAAATTTGCCGATTTCCAAACCCGCATCCGCGATGCGATCGTCAAGCGCCAGGCGCTGGACCGGATTGCGATCGGCTTTAATGGCACCTCGCGGGCGGCCACCTCCGACCGGGTCAAGTACCCGCTGCTGCAAGACGTGAACAAGGGCTGGCTACAACAGTATCGAGATCAAGCCGCAGCACGGGTGCTCGCTGCCGGCAAAGTTGCCGGCAAGGTGCAAATCGGCACAGGCGGTGATTACGAAAACCTCGACGCCCTGGTGATGGATATTCTGTCCAACCTGGTTGACCCTTGGCATCAGAACGACACGGAGCTGTTTGTGTTCTGTGGCCGCCACCTGATGCACGACAAGTATTTCCCGCTGGTGAACAAGTCCCAAGTACCAACGGAAACGCTCGCGGCCGATGTGATCATCAGCCAGAAGCGTATCGGCGGCTTGCCGGCAGTCAGCGTGCCTTTCTTCCCGGTCAACGCGGTGTTGGTAACGCGCTTCGACAATCTGTCTTTGTACTACCAGGAAGGCGGCCGACGTCGCAACGTGGTCGACAACTCGAAGCGCGATCGCATCGAGAACTACGAATCGAGTAACGACGCCTTCGTGATTGAAGATTTCGGCTGTGGCTGTGTCGCGGAAAACATCGAGATGATGGCGGTTGCCTCATGAGAAGCCCCGCCCGTTCCCACTTCGAACGAATGACTGCCGCCCAAGGCGCTGCCTCGGCCGGTCCCGGCGAAACCCTGGTCCACGCCACCGGCTACGAGCTGATGCTCGCCAAACTTGCGACCGACAAGCGCCGCCTCAAGCAGATCCAATCGATCCAACAGAAGATCGCGGTCAAAGCCGAAGTCTTGCCTGAGTATGCCGACTACGTGACGGGTGCGCTGGAAGGCGGACGCGGTGCGCAAGACGACGTCCTGGTCACCGTCATGTTGTGGCGCTTGGATGCCGGTGACTACGACGGTGCGCTCGATATTGCTCACTACGCCAGCCGACATGGTCTCACACCGCCCGATCAATTCGAGCGTTCGCTATCCGCCGTACTCGCCGAGACGTTCGCCGATGCTGCGCTGGACCCCGCCCAGGATAAGCCCGTCACGGCGTCCCAGTTGCAGACCGTCGTCGCGCTGACGGAGGGTGCAGACATGCATGACCAGATCCGGGCAAAGCTCTATAAGGCGTTGGGGTTGGCGAGCCAAGCACAGCCGAGCACAGCACTTGAACACCTGCGCCGCGCACTCGCCCTGAATGAGCGGGTTGGCGTGAAGAAAGACATTGATCGGCTCAACAAGCAGATCGAAGCCGCTAGCCCTATGCAAGACGATAGCGCCAGCAGCCCATAAAGAGCCCTCCGGCATGGCGGCGCCAGCCGATGCTGGCAATACCTAAACGGTAACGCGATGCTGACGCCGGCCCACCGCCATCATTTTCTAGTGACTGACCTCATGAACAGCTTTATCGCCACCGAACCGAGTAATACTCCGCCCACGCCCGAAGCCGGGGCAACGATTACCAATGACGGCTGGTTCCCGCCCATCGACTTGAACACGCTACGCAGCACCATGCGCCTTGATGGTACGGTGACCCATGAAAGGCTGGTCGACGCCGTGATCGAAGCCATCGCCTACACCAATGCTCAGTTGAGCACCTGGCAGGCGCAGCAAGTCGCCACAGGGTACGCAAGCCTCGCCGACGTGCCAGCATCCCAGGTCAATCAGGAAAGCGTGAAGCTCGGCCACTACCGCAGCGCAGTCTATCGCTGGGCGCAAGCCGATTTAACCGAGCGCTACCGGGATTTCGATTCGACCCAATCCGGCCACGCCGAAGCCGACCAGCTCAGTGCAACGGTAGACGATCATCGCCGCGCCGCACACTGGGCGATCAGCGATATCGCCGGTCGCCAGCGTAATACCGTCGAACTGATCTGATGAGCACCGTAATCGCACAACAAGGCGACACCGTCGACGCGCTGTGCTGGCGTCACTACGGGCGCACGGACGGCACCGTCGAAGCGGTACTCGAAGCCAATGCCGGGCTTGCCGATTACGACCCCGTGTTGCCGCACGGTTTGGCGGTCGAGTTGCCCGAGCTGACGGGCATCACCCCGACACGGCCGCTCTTGCAATTATTTGACTAAACCAGGAGCTGCCATGGCCGAACCCAGTACCGCCACCTTGTCTGTCGCCACCGCTGTGGGCTTAGCCGGACTGATTCCCGGCATCGATGGCAACGCGTTGATCGGTGCCTTCACGGGCGCGGCCCTGGTCGTCGTCACGTCCAAAGACCTGTCGATTGCCAAACGCTGCGCCTACATGCTGATTTCATTCGTGGCGGGCTATCTCGCGGCCCCCGAGGTCGTGAACGCAACCCCGATTCATTCGACCGGAATTGCGGGATTTTTTGCGGCGGCGCTGGTCATCACCATCACACTGCAACTCATCGAACGGGTGAAGTCGTTCGACCTGCTCGCGCTGTTTAAAAAGGGAGACTGAGATGCTTGACCTGCTGCACAACCACGCCTTAGACGTGGTGCTGGCTGTGGTGTACCTGATAGCAGCCGTGTATGTGCTGGTACGGCGCAAGCATGGTGCCTCGCATCGCCGCCATGTGTGCTGGCTCGCCTGGCTTCTGCTCGTTGTACTGGGCGGGTCCGCCATCAGCTTGTTGCTGCACCCGGATCGTATCGGCCTGCTCGATGCCTGCCGAGAAATTTTGTTGTGTGTCTTTGTGTTTCGCGCTCGTGGCGACATGGCGCAGCTATTCAGGAGTGAATGATGGTTCTAAAACTCAATGATCAAGGTGGCAACGTTGAATTGCTGCAACGACGCCTGACGCGCGCTGGCTACACCGTTGCGATCACGCATGTGTTCGACCAGGCAACCGAAACCGCCGTGATGGCCTTGCAACGCGATCGCGGTCTGGTAGTCGATGGCCTGGTTGGTCCAAAGACGGAAATGGCGCTACACGGCACCAAGCACCCCAAGCATTTGAGCGATGCCGACTTGATGCAAGCCGCGAGCACGCTCGGACTTCCCGTGACAATCGTACGCGCCGTCAACCAGGTGGAATCGCGTGGCTGTGGCTTTCTGCCGAATGATGACCGGCCGGCGATTCTGTTCGAGCGGCATGTGTTTTATAAGCGCCTGGCACAGCGTGGCATCGATCCAGCCCCCTTGGCTCTAGCCCAACCCAATATCGTCAACCAAGCGCGAGGCGGGTATCAAGGCGGCGTTGCCGAGTATGTCCGCCTCGCCTCGGCTGAACTGATCGACACGGCAGCCGCCGACGAATCGGCAAGTTGGGGCGCATTCCAAATCATGGGCTACCACTGGGACAGGCTCGGTTACGCCAGTATTGACGACTTCGTCGCCTGTATGGAAGCCAGCGAAGCACACCAGCTCGATGCCTTTGTGCGCTTTATCAAGGCTGACCCCGGCTTGTTGGCGGCGTTAAAGGCGAAGAAATGGGCGGTATTCGCCAAAGGCTATAACGGCCCGGATTATGCCGCCAATCTGTACGATGCGAAGCTCGCGCAGGCCTATGCGAAATTCGCCGCGCAGCAAGTCCCTGTTGGTGACACGCAAGCCGATACGGAATCGGCAACATGAATTTCCTACGCATGGCCCTATGCGCCATCGTGGCAACACTCCTCGCCGGGGGCTATATCTACCTGTTGCGCACCCAGCTCGCCAGTGCCCAGCAACTCGCGCAACAAGCGCAACGGGGCAATACCGACCGCGACGAGACCATCCGTCAGCTCAATGCCAAGTCGGTACGCGATACCGCTCAACTCGCCCAGCTCGAACACGACCGCACAGCGGCCCGTTCCGCACTCTCGGCTCGCGACGCCGAATTTCAGAGACTGCAACATGACAACGCCGACCTGGCCCGCTGGGCCGCTACTGTTTTGCCTGACGATGTTATCCGCCTGCACCAGCACCCCGCTTATACCGGCGCCGCAGCTTACCTTGAACGCATGCGCCCCGGTGACGCCCTGCACGCTGCCAGCGACAGCGCCGCAGACTAACGGCGAACTGCGGCACGCGCTGGATCAGACTGAATCGGCCTGGGCCGAGTGCGCGGCCGTGGTCGACGGCATCGTCGCATGCCA